GGCCTGCCTATGACCGCAATGCGGGCGCTGTTGAACAAAACATGGTTGAATTGGTGGAACGCGTAATGGACGCTGTCAATAGAAACCTGGTGATGTAATGGCAATCAAAATTCCGATCATTAGCGAATTTGACAGCAAAGGAATTGACAAGGCTGTAAAGGAATTTCAGAGCCTTGAAGGCGCTGGCGCAAAGGCTGGTTACGCCGTCAAAAAGGCCGCCCTACCTGCCGCCGCTGCTGTTGGCGCATTGGGGTATGCGTTGGCTGGTGCCACAAAAGCAGCAATGGAAGATCAGGCCGCACAAGTCGAATTAGCGCGAACACTAAACGTTTCAGCCAGCGCTACTGATGCACAAATTGCTGCAACGGAAAACATGATCAGCAAAATGTCATTGGCTAGCGGTGTCGCTGACGATGATTTGAGGCCTGCCCTAGCCAGCCTTGTGCGCGGTACAAAAGACATTGGCAGAGCACAAGAAGGTTTAGCCCTAGCAATGGATATTTCCACGGCAACAGGTAAAGACCTAGCAACAGTTTCTGACGCGCTATCAAAGGCCTATGCAGGAAATTTCAAAGGCTTGCGGACACTTTCACCAGAGATGGCGAACCTAATCAAAGAGGGTGCAGACCTCAACACGGTCATGGACGTGCTGGGTGGAACATTTGGTGGCGCTACCGCGGAAGCAGCTGGAACCGCGGAAGGCCAAATGAAACGATTTGGAATAGCAATTGCGGAAGCAAAAGAAAACATTGGCGCGGCGCTGATCCCTGTGATTGAAAAAGTGTTGCCATTGCTCACCGCGTTTGGTGCGTTTGCACAGGAAAACACCACCGCGTTCATCGTTATCGCTGGTGCTATCGGTGGCATTGCTTTAGCGGTTTTGGCTGTCAATGCCGCGCTAAAGGTTTACAACGCCATACAAGTCATCACAAACGTTCTCACGGCAGTTTGGAACGCCCTGTTACTAGCCAACCCAATCACCCTGGTGGTGCTAGCTGTTGTTGCCCTGATAGCAATTTTGACCGCGCTGTATTTCAAATTTGATGGCGTTCGCAAAATCGTTGACACCGTATTTGATGCAATAACCGCAGGTGTCAAATTCAGTTTTGACGCAATCAAAACCTATTTCAGCGCTGTTCTAAATATCTACAAATCAATTTTTAACGGCATCGCCAGCCTGTGGAACAACACCATTGGCAAACTGTCATTCAATTTTCCATCATGGGTGCCAGGGTTAGGCGGTAAAGGTTTTAGCGTTCCCAACATTCCAATGCTGGCGGAAGGCGGAATTGTTACAGGCCCAACACTTGCCATGATCGGTGAAGCAGGCCCAGAGGCTGTGGTACCACTAAACAAAATGGGCGCAATGGGCGGGGTGACTGTCAACGTCAACGGCGGACTAGCAACTAGCGCCGAAATTGGGCAGGCCGTGGTCAACGCAATACGCGCCTACAACCGCAGCGCTGGCCCAGCAAACATTCAGGTGGCGTGATGCCAGGCGTTGCTGTAATTGACAGCGGAAACTATGACCTACAAGTAGCCACGGGTTTTTCTGTCAATGCGTTCACGCTGGACGATCCTGTGCGTGGTGTGCTGGACAATACCCAATACGTTTTGGACGGTGAAGGCGAATTTGCAAGCGTCATGGACGGGTGCATTGGTGTCAGCGTCAAGCGCGGAAGGCGTGATGTGGGTGACCAATTCAGCGCGGGCACAATGTCATTCACTTTGAACGACACATTGGCGGGCGGGGTGTTCAATCCCTTTGATCAAAATTCGCCTTATTTTGACACCGCGGAAAGCAAACCAGGTTTAGCGCCAATGCGTGAGGTGCGCCTCATTCGATACGACACCAGCGATGTGGCCCAATACCTATTCAAAGGCTATGTAGTGAATTATGACTACAATTTTGCGCTGGGTGGCATTGACACCGTGACTGTGTATTGCGCCGATCAGTTCTATTTGCTGGCACAAACTTATTTAGACGAATTCAACCCAACAGCCGAATTGTCAGGTGCGCGAATTGAAACTGTGCTGAATTTGCCAGAGGTTGATTTCCCGTTGGCTGACCGTGACATTGCAACAGGCACCGTAAACCTGGGACATGATGCCGCATACACCGTTCCTGCTGGAACAAACGTTTTGCAATACATCAGCCAGATCAACAGCACCGCAGAATTTGGCCGCCTGTTTATGAGCGCCGATGGCAAATTGACATTCCAAAACCGCGTGGGTGCAACGCTTTCAGCAAGCGTGGCTGATTTCCATGACGATGGAACAAACATTCCTTACAACGGCGTAGGCATATCATTTGAAGCGGACGCAGTAGTAAACCGCGCGGTGGTCACAGGCCTAAACGGCAACACAGCAACAGCCAGCGATGCCACGTCAATTGCCACATATTTCATTCAAACCAACAGCATCACCAGCAGCCTGCTACATGAACAAACCAGCATTGACACCGCCGCCGCATACCTGCTCAATGCAGAACCAGAGGCGCGTTACACCAGCGTAGAAACCGATTTCCTGATGTTGACCAACGCCCAGCGCGACACCGTGGCCAGCATCGAAATTGGCAACACCATCACGGTAGAAAAAACGTTCCAAAGCGGATCTAGCACCAGCGAACTAGCCCAGGAACTAAGCGTGGAAGGCATTGAACACACCATAACCGTGGGCGCTGGACACAGTATTTTGCTGTCAACGGCACCCACCACAATCGTTTTTGAACTGATTTTGGACAATGCAATATATGGCCGTTTAGACGCAGAAAATGTCTTAGGATAGGAACCACTATGGGAGTAAACGCACAAACCGCAGTACCAGCATTTCAGGCCTTAGAGGTTTTGACCGCTGCCGAAATGACCCAGGTCAATACAGGCATACCAGTTTTTGCAACTACCACAACCAGAGATGCAGCATTTGGCGGTACAGGGGAAAAAACATTGGCACAAGGTCAAACCTGTTACATCGAAGCCACCAGCGAATATCAGACCTACACGGGTTCAGCATGGCAAAACATAACACCAGGCCTGACTTTTCTTAGCACCACAACAATTGGAAGCGGTGTGAGCACCGTTTCGTTACCAGCCAACACGTTCACATCAGCATTTGCCAACTATCGAATTCTCTTTACCTTTCCCGCATCAGTAACGGGTTCAGCACAGTTGACAATCAACACCCGCATGCGCGCAGGTGGAAGCGATGACAGTAGTGCCGCCTATTCATGGAACGGATTTACATCAGCAGGGTCGCTAACAAACAACGTGGCATCAAACCAAACAAGCATGCTAACCGTGTATGTTCGCAACGGTTTTGAGGAACGTTCATTTGGAATGATGGAAATTTATAGCCCACAACTAGCAACAGAAACAAACATAACAATAAATAGTTGGTCAGATTTTGGTGGCACGTTCTACAACCTGTTTGAAAATGGCATGCTCAACACAACAACTGTTTACGACAGCCTCACATTCGTCATTAGCGGCGGAACATTGACAGGCGGAAAGATCAGCGTTTATGGCTACGACCTATAAGACACAAGACGGCAACGAAATCCGCCCAATGACAGCAGACGAAATTGCTGCACTAGAGCTTGCTCACAAAGAGGTTGAAGCCCGTGAAAAAGAAGCGGCAGACCGTCAAGCATTACGGACAGCAACACTTGCCAAATTAGGTTTGAACGCGGACGAAATAGCCGCGCTACTTTCATAGTGAAATGGCGTTATCTGCTGGGCTATTCTTTACTTATAGCCGTAGTGATATGGGGTTGTAGTGGTTGCACCGTTTCAAAAACTAATATCAAATATCAATGTTTCACAAAGGCTGCCTGTGACTAAAACACCAGAACAACACCACGCCTCATTGATCGTTTTTGTTGGCCGTTTGATGGCTTTGTGTTTCACGTTTACGGTTATGGCGTTTATTTACGGAATTCTGTTTGTGGATCAGCCAACAGAACAGGCACCAACAGATGCACAATTGATTGATTTGCTTAGCACGTTGCTGGTGTTTTTGACTGGCACATTGTCTGGCCTTGTGGCATCAAATGGCCTGAAATCAAAGCCAGGTTCTAGTGCAACCACCGATTAGAAAACTGGTATTGCCAGCGGATCTAGTGCATTGCAAACCTGGTGAATTGCCAATCAACCTTTTGCGCGATGTAAAGCCGTTTGGAAAATTGCATCATTTAGCCGCCGCTAGTTGGACAGCGATGCGTCAAGCCGCGTTTGCGTCAGGCATCAAACAATTCAAACCAACCAGCGCGGGCGATACCTACCGATCATTAGCCCAGCAACGTGCAGGTTTTTTGCAGCGCTATCAGCTGGAACCAATCGCTGGCGCGTCAACTAGAACGTGGGAAGGCCGCAAATACTATTTGAGGCCAGGGAACGCCCCATTGGCTGCACCTGGTTCATCACGGCACAATTTAGGTTTGGCAGTCGATATTGCTGGAACCTCTGATCCGATCCTGTGGAAATGGCTGTGCGAAAACGCACCAAAATACGGTTGGTCACTAGAGGTGATGCCCGCTGAACCGTGGCATTGGTTCTATTTTGTGGGCGATAAGACCCCGCCAGCGCTAATGCTTGACCCAGCGACACCCGCCCCGTAGGGTGTTCTTATCCCTGACAGAAGGATAAGCAGTTATGGCTGACGCAAAAACATATTTCTATGAGGTTTACACCACCAGTTTGGAAACTAACCAAATGGTGCTAGTGCAAATTTTCCGTGACCCAGACACCCAACAGGTGCTGCATGCCCAACTGTCATTCAAAAACGCCGTTGGGGACACCTGGGGCGTTCCATACCAATTGGAGAAAAAATGACGTTTACAGCAACTAAAATTGTGGCAGGTGTTATTTCAGCCCTAGTGGGTTTCACGCTTGCCATACAGCCTCTAACAGGCCAATCAGAGCCACCTAGCACCACTATTGAACTAGCACCGTTCCTGATTGAACCAACCACCACCACGTCCAGCACCCTTTACATTGACCCATATTCGACAGCCTGCCAACAATTCAGCGCGCTGGCCGTCAATCTAGGTTGGCCTGTTGAGCAGCGCGACAAACTTGAAATGGTCATGCACCGCGAAAGCCGATGCACACCAAACGCACACAACAAACAAGACACCGTAGGCCAATCGTATGGCCTCATGCAGATCAACTCATTTTGGTGCAAAGGCCCGAACAGTTACCTACAAAAAGCAGGTCTGATCACATCATGTGAAAACCTGTTACAGGCACAAACTAATCTCAAAGCAGGTTTGATTATTTGGACACGGTCAGGTTGGTCACCCTGGCGCACAGCCAAATGATCGAACCACCATTCACCGAAAATTCCATGACAGAGGAAACACGAAAAATGATAACAGACAGAATTGATTTGCAAGTAACGCCACAAACACACGCAATGATGAAACTCATTGACGATATTTGCAGGCCTGCACATGTACAAAAACCAGTCCGTGACGATTACCTGATCCGCACATTGAAAGTGATGAAAACGGATTTTGATTTGTCAGGCAATGAAATCTATGCAGAAACATGTTTGCGTTGCATAGAGGAACTAGGCGGCGAACTGTAAACCAATGGCGCGTTATTACACATCAGGTGAGCGTTCCAAATACAATTCCAGCATTTCAAACCAAATTCGAAGCGATGCGAAACGCAGAGAACAAACAGAAAACAGACAGAAGGAAACACCAATGGCATTTGACCTATCCAATTACGAAACCGTAGAAACACGGTTGAACCGATTTTGGGAAACATACCCAGACGGGCGCGTTGAAACCACGCTGATGAATTATGACGGGGACACCTGCATTGTTCGCACCGTGATCTGGAAACACCGTGACGATGCAAACCCAACTGCAACAGGGTACGCGCATGAAATCCACACAGACCGCGGCGTAAACGCCACATCATTCATTGAAAACTGTGAAACGTCCAGCATCGGGCGCGCATTAGCCAACATGGGATTTGCTACACAAGGCAAACGACCTTCCCGTGAGGAAATGCAAAAGGTGGAACGCCAGGGCGGACAGGTAGCACCTAGCCCGCAAGTGCACACACCCTCTGGCGCATTTGCTACACCTAAGCAACAGGGCTACATCAAAAAACTGGCGAAGGACGCAAACATGGACGATTTGAATTTGTTGGAATTTATACAACGCACCGTGAACCGTGATGATGCTGTGTTGGAATTATTGAAAAGCCATGAGGCCAGCGCGGTCATTGAGGCATTGAAATGACATTCGAAACAGAACAATACAACCTTGAAAACCATCGCCGAACAGTTGAACATGTTGACCAATTGCGCGCAATAATTCACACATTACGGGCTGAAAAAGAATTGCTAGAAAAGCGATATGCAGATTTAGAGGCAAGTCGCGAAACATGGCGAAAACTGGCGCAAGCATGGGAATGGCTGGCAGAAAACAAAAGAATTGTGTTAAACAATGACTGAAGCAGAATTCAAAAACATCATTATTGGTGTTGCCAAACGGTTTGGCTGGCTCATTCACCATGATTTGCCAGCGATGAGCAGCGGCGGACGCTGGGCCACACACGTCCAGGGTGATGCAGGTTTCCCTGATTTGCTATTAGTGCACCCCACAGGCAAAAAGATCCTGGCATTGGAACTAAAGAGCGAAAAAGGCAAAACCAGCCCATTGCAGAAACGCTGGCTGTTGGCATTTGAGCAGGCTGGTGTGTATGCCACCGTTATGAAACCATCAGACATGGAATATGTGCTCTACCTGTTGAGCAACCCGCATCAATGACCATGACATTCGACTATCCAGCCGCATTTAGTGAGGGCGCATATTGGGCCAGCATGATCGCAGACCGCCTGAAATTGCGCGGGGTGCAATGCTGGACACCAGAGCCACCAAAAGACCGCACACAGGAATGGATCACACGCCACGAAAAGGACATTTGCTTGCCGTGGACAGATAAGCCGTTAGAGGTCAAAGCGCGCACCCACATCTGTGATGAGCAAGGCAAGTTGATTTATGACCCGTTATTCATTGACACCAAATATGGTTATGACATGAAAGCGGTGAAACCGTTGGCCTATGTGATGGTGTGCAAAAAAACCGCTAACATCTGGTGCCTGTCACCACGCGCGACATTCGACAAATGGGACGTTGAAGGAACATTTGACAGCAAACGCAAAATTGACATCACGGTGTACACCGCAGCTGCCGATTTGTTTGTGCCGTACACCGATCTAGTAGATTTCCTGATTTCTAAGCAACAATAGGCAAGCATCATGGCTGTTCCCCGTTTGCATGGGGTGGGGCGTAAACAGGGGAACCTGGGTAGATGATCGCGCCCTGAAACATGCAAGACGAAATGGTTTAGGCAAAGCGATCAGGCAAGGCGTAAACAATCGTCATTGAAATGTGTAGGGATCTGGTTAGGGCAACCCAGAGGGTGGGGCAATCACATCTATGCCCTGGCGCAAACAAACAAAATGACATACACAAAACAAACACAACAAACACCAGCCCGTCCTGATGCTCTAACATAAGAAATGACAGCAAGCGCGAAGCGCGCGCTAGCACAAGCCGAAGGCGCGTGAGCAAAATGACAAGACCCAGCACCCCATACGACACAGCGGAATACAAACGCAAACGTCCAGCATTGGGCGCGCATTAGCCAACATGGGATTTGCCACACAAGGCAAACGGCCTTCCCGTGAGGAAATGCAAAAAGTCGAACGCCAGGGCGGTCAAGTCGCACCTAGCGCGCAAGTGCACACACCCTCTGGCGCATTTGCTACACCTAAGCAACAGGGCTACATCAAAAAACTGGCAAAGGACGCAAATATGGACGATTTGAATTTGCTGGAATTTATACAACGCACCGTGAACCGTGATGTTGCTGTTTTGGAACTATTGAAATCACATGAGGCCAGCGCAGTAATTGAGGCATTGAAATGACACTAGAACAACA